TTTGCTCTCCATGTTATGCACGTTCGTAGCCACGTGGGTCATCCACTACAGCTTCTACTGTGTCGTCATTAATAATGCGAAACTCTTGTCCATGTATTTTGATTCGAGTTCCAGAATATGCCCTAGCTATAATAAAGTCTCCTTCTTTACACCAAGGACCTGTAGGAAATCTGTCTTCATCTAAATAACACATATCTCCTAGCTTCATTACAAATAAAACTACTGTTGAATGTTCTTCAATATTTCTAGTTTTATCTGATTTGATTAACCCACTATCGTATGCTTCATCTACCTGCGGAACCATGCATAATATGCGATAGCCTTGAACATCAGGTAACTGAGTGGGTTTAGTTTCTTGTGTATCTACTTTTGGTGGATTTATAGGTGCACCAGATGCAGATACTATTTCTTTAGTTGGGGTTTGTATTTCACTCATCGTCTTCCTCCATATTTCTCATCATAGAAGCAATAAGACCTTGAGCTATTTGAAAGCCTCTGATAACACCACATGCGTGCATGTATTGTGCGTACTCTTCGGCTCTACCTTGTGCCATATCGTCTTTCATGCGTTGCTCTTCCTCGCCTAATTGATTAGCGAGAACTTTTAACGTTTCGTCCATTTCTCTCTCCTGTTTTTAAGTTTGCGTATTGTTACGTTCCTTCTGTTGCTTTACGGCTTCAGCACCTAATTTAGTGCCTTCCATAAATTCTTTTGCATCCAACTCTTTTTGTTGGTTGACTGCGTCAGCACCAATCTTGGCACCAGCGATTCTTTCTTGCGACTCTATTTTTGCTTTTTCTAGCTGGAGTCTTGCTGCATCAATAGCAGCATCATCTGTCATTTTCTTAGCTTTTGCTTGAGCTTCCATTTGTTTAATTTGAAGCTCTTGTTGTTGCATTTGTATTAATGGGTCTTGCTGTTGTTGAGCAATCTCTTGTTGTTTAGCTTCAGCTGTATTTTTCTGTAGTAGCTGGTCGGCTGATTTAGCAATAAGTCTAGATAGTTCAACTTCCACATCTTCAGGTAATGGTTCACCTGGCGGTGGTAGAGGAGCTCCAAGCTCTTCTTCAATTTTGTTTCTATATGCAAAGGCAATATGTTCTGCAATATGTGCTTCCATAGCTGCAAATATTTTATTAGCATTAGGACTCTGCCCTATAAGTTCTCTTATTTTGGGGTCATTGATAAATGCTAAATGAGCTTTGATATGTGCTTCGTGGTCTTGATAAATAAATGCTTTCACAGGTTTACCATTAATAATATTCATGTTCTCTGTAACAGGGTCCATAGGTTTCATATTATCTTTCTGTGGTATTAGTTTTTCTGCGTTCTTAACACCTAACACATCTAACATCTGACGGTTAAGTTCTATCATGTCGTAGATATCTGGATTCTGTTGTGCTAACTGCATAACCGCTTGATACTGAACTACTTTTTGTGACATAGTTGCAGCATTAGGGTCACTGACAGGTATAACTTCTACCTTATCGTAATCACTTTGTTTAGCCATTCTTGACCCTGTTTCAGGTGTGTATGCGTAATCAGCAGGAGTAAAATCTCTAATGATACCTTTGAGTAATCTAAACTCTTGTCGCATAGCATAGTGAATACGACTTTGCACCGCAGACATAACTTTTAGTGTTCTTTCTAAGATAGCAAGTGTTGTTCCTACAGGAGCATTAGCTGACATATCAGATACTTTTAAATCAGCTGCACTAGCAAATCTTCTACCCTCATCAATAATTTGATTCATTAGTTGATTAAGAACTTGACTTGGCTCTTTATAAGGGAGTGGCAGTATATTATCTCTGATGCTACCTGATGGCACATCTACATCTCTAAACTCAGCAGGAGATATTGGTGTTTCATCACCTTTGATTCTAAGTCCTCTAGACTTAAACCCGCCTGGTAAATTAGATAGTGTACCTGCATCAACTAATTGTCTTAATATCATAGTACCTGATTTAGCAAACGCACCTATTAAGTGTATTAAACCAAAGTGGTAAAAACCAAAACCAGGGACATAACCATAGTGAACAAAGTGTTGGCGTTTCTGTTTAGTCTTATCGTCTTGACTATAGTTACGCCTAATAGATAAAACTGTGTTTGTGCTTTTCTCTATAGTTACCACATATGGTAAAGCTATTCCTGTAACTTTCCCATCTTTATCTTTATCTTCATAGCCTTCTAAGTCTAGGTCAACATGCATCTCTAATATTTTAAAACGACTATCAGTAGTTGCACTAAAGCCCATCTTCTCAGCTATCTTTCTCTCTACATCATCTAGGTCGTAAGTCGGTTCACCTAAATCTATATCTCTATAGAATCCTCCAACCTGCAACTTACGTAAATCGTTTCCTGTCTTACGCATAACATGAGTTACACGTTCTGCTGTTTCTAAATCCGAAGCACCATACGGTACAACGATATCTTCAGCTGGAACATACATAGATACTTGACGTTCTAAACTAGGGTCATAGTAAACTTTCTTAAATGCGTTACCTGCAAGACCTAAACCCCATAACATTCTCTCATGCTCTGGTCTATACTCAGTCATCTTCTCAGTCAGCTGATAGTTCATGTTTTCTTGAACACGAGCTGCTGCATCTTTACACTCTTCAGTTTCTTTACCAATGATTTGTGTCTTTACTGGACCTGCTGCTGGAAATGTTTCGGTCATAGTTTCTGCTTGAAACTTGACAAGAGTTTCTGTTAGTAGTGGGTGATAGACATTACAAGCCCCTTCCCACGGTTCACTTCTATCTTCTAGTTTTAAACCTAGAAGGTCTAAGCCATCAACGTAAGTATCTAACCAATCTTTTCTTGAGTTTACATCACCTGTGTAATCATCAATTAAATCATCTGCTAATTTTTCTAAATCATCATCATCAATTTCTTCAGCAAGGTTTTGATTAAACTCATCATCATCCATACGGTCTGGGTCAATATTAATCTCCATACCGTCAACACTAATGTTAACTTCGTCTGGGTCTATAATTTCAATTTCTAAATCAGGCTCGTCTTGAGCCATTTCTTCCATACTTTTTGGAGCTTCGTATAAACCCTTATCAACATCCGCCATAATTTTTTCCTATAGTATACAAATGAGTACTAGCACTACTACCGCTACATTTATTATTAGATTGTATTTAGTGTGGATTTTTCTTAACCACTTAAGTTTCTCTCTTATAATTTGGTATAACATAATTATCTCCGTTGTTAAATAACATACAGACGTTTCTGATTGTACCTTTTAAAACTTCGAATGTCATCTTCTTCGTCACTAGGCAACCTAATAAATCCGCCCTGCCTAAATCTCATTAAGGCAAGCGTTGTCGCATCCACTAGGTCATCATTCGCACCTGACGGAAAATCGTTACATTCCTCGATTACCTCATGTGCCCATCTTCTATCTGGTGCCCATACTATACCTGAACTAAATAAGTCAGACACAGCATTCACTCTACTAATTTTATCCTGTCCTTTGCCTGGTGTAAACTCTCCTACTGGTATGCCCATACGCCTAAACTCTTGGTAGAGTGCAGCACCATTTGATTTCTTCTCCACTACAAATGCATCTGGTTCCCATGCTTTGTATTCTTCAAGGCATAACTCTTTGAGTTCTGGAAACTCCAGTCTCTGTTTGATTGCATCTAACAACATAATGTTATAGTTGTTAGTTTCTTCGTTCATAAAGACACCCCATGTAGTCAAAGCATTATAGTCAGCACGGTTGTTGGCTTCTTGAGCAGCATCAAGCGTCATTATAATAAATTCACAGCTAGGCGGGTTTTCTCCTTCCCACATACTCCACCATTCTCTCTTGATAAGTGCCCCTTCTTCTGATACTGGATTTTGCATGTACTGTGCGTTCCAATATCTTATATCTAAAGCTGCACGTCTGGCGGTAAGTTCTTCTAATGGCCAGAACTCAGGCCACAATGGTTTCTCTTTACCATCTTCTTCTAGTATTGCTGGGAACTCTACTACTTCCCAATCATCTACTTCATCATTCTTTATCATTTGGTTGACAATCTGCCCCGTCAAGTCTAATTTAGACCAACGAGTCATTACCACAATAATAGCCCCACCTGGCATTAGACGTTGTAGGGGTCCTGACTGAAACCATTCCCATGCTGGTAGAAAAACATCTGGCTTTCCTAACTTAGCGTCTTGCTCCGAGTGAGGGTCGTCAATAATAAATAGGTCGGCTCCACGACCAGCCAAAGCACCGCCCACACCAATAGCAAAATACTCGCCATTAAAGTTTGTACCCCACCTGGACGCTGACTTAGAATCCGCCTGTAGTGATACATCTGGGAATATATCCTTGTACGAGTCCGAACCAACCAAATTTCTAACTCTACGCCCAAAGTTGACAGCCAAATCCGCAGTGTGCGAAGCCATGATGACCTTTTTGGCTGGGTGTTTTCCCAAAAACCACGCAGGAGCGAGATAAGATATGAGCTCACTCTTCCCATGACGTGGTGCAATATTAACAATGACTCTTTTACGTTTTCCTTCTGCAATTTCTTCAAATAATTTAGCAAGTTTTGCATGATGTGCTCCTACTTTGTAGTCTGGATAGACGTGTTTAATAAATTCTAAGAAAGTTTTACCGCCAGCTTCCTTAACAAGCTCTGCTTTGTAGTCTTGTAGTAGTTTTAAGTTGCGTTGTCTCTCTGATTCACTCATTTGAGGGAGTGCTTGTTCTAATAACTCTAAATCTTTGGGGCTAATCATCGTCAAACTCCACATCTTGTACTTCAACTACTTCTTTAGTGTGTATAATTTTACCTTTGAGCTCATCAATCGTCTTTTTAAGCTCTTTTTCTAGCTCATCACCTGACTTAGTTATGTGAGTTACCTCAGTTTTTCTCTTAAATGCGTCAACTCCGTCTATTTCACCCACAGCTTTATACGCTGCAATACGTTCTCTTGATGATTTTGCTAGAGTTGCTTCTTGTAGTAGACCATTTAGTACAGTAAGTTTTATATCTGCCAGGTCTTTAGCTACCATATGGCTAGTTTGTGCCACCATACCAGCAAGATAAGCTATAGTTTCATTAGGGTAAGTACCAAAATCTGGTTTTAACTCAGGGTTTACCATCATTTGTTTAGCGACTTCTTCGGCTTGCTCCATATTATCCTGCGAAGGTTCTATAGTTTCACCCGCTAAGTCTGATACTCCATATTATCCTGCGAAGGTTCTATAGTTTCGCCCGCTAAGTCAGATATAAGCTTTACAGTATTAGACCTCATACTGAGTTCTTCTTCGGGAGACATGTCGGGTAAGGCCTCACGGGCATTCTTAGGCAATTCAATATTGTCTTCAATATGAGGTATGATAACTGGATGTTCAGAATTATCTTGCATGTGTCGCTGTTTACACCTATGTACATTAATTGCAGCTTACTTTACTTAATTTGAGTATAATATATAATATAAGTGTTGACAACAAAATACTATGAGGATTTATTATGAAGATGGAACTAAATAAAGAGGGAGTTTTATATCTAGATTTATTTGATGTAGAGACTCAAGAAGAACAAGACCAATTTATATATTACTATTTGGGATTGTCAAGACCTGTCAAAAAGAAATTTGAAAACGCATATTACAGCTTATATAACAAAAAGCTTCTAGCTGAACCAGAAGCACAAGTTATTCACACAGACTTAGATGGTATAACTCAAATTGAAGTACATCCTAAAGATATATTAAAAAACCTAAGAATAATAAAGCAGTTAATGTTAAAAGGTGAATTTTCTATAGACAAGCCTAAGCCTAAACCTCACTTGGTTGTCGTAGAAAATGAAAACGAATAAACCTTTTGAATATAAGAAACTAAACTACCCTTTGTATATCGTGGTATGGAAAGACCATACTGGAGATGCTGGGTGGAAAACTTTAGAAGATATAACAAAAGAAAAATATGTTCTCGCTTATAGTATTGGCTATCTAATGCATCAAGATAAAGATTGCGTAAAACTATGTAATACCTATACTTCTGACAACGGTTTTGGTGGTTTAGACTTAATACTAAAGTCTTGCATTGTTGAAATGTATGTGGTAGAAATGGAGTAAGTAAAGTTTAGGACAAATACAGTCCCCTACGTAACGATAATTTTTGGGTCTTTTTGTTTATATTTTTCAGCCCAAGCCTCGAGTTATTAAGTTTATTGTCGTTACTTTCTTTCCCCCACGTTTAACGCTGGGGGTTTTTTTGTCTACAGTTTATGAGGCATCAATCCACGATAGTATAATCTTCTATACTGCCCTTTAATCTTACGATTTGGATGTGCCGCCATTATCTTTGCGAGTGTGTAATACATACTGCCTCCCTTGTTTATATCTAGGTAAGCTTTTCTCCCATGCTTTATGGCTTCAATCAGTATACCTTGGTTTTTGAAAATTTTGCAGAAAATTTTTTTACATCTGCCTTTTTAATTCATAGGGGGCTACTTGACATATAACGAGGGTAGGTCTTTGGCTTTACATATTTTGCCAATTATTTATGTAAATCTAACTGTATATAGTAAACGCTAGTGCTATGCGTGATGTGGGACATGGGGGATATGTGGGTATATTAGAATACTCTAATTTACTGATAGTTTTCAATTTTAAATTTCATTTCAGAATTGTAGTGATTTCACTACAAAAAAGCTCATAAGTTATTGATATGATTAAAGTTAAATTAAAGTGATATAAAGGTTGTACTTTACTTATTTTATGTTATCATTATTATAACTGTAGTAGAAATTTTACTACAGTAGGAATTGTAGTGATATGTACTACAATAATTTAAACTTAAATGAGGATATTAAAATGAAAGTAAATATAAAAAATGTTGTAAATGTTATAGGGAAATGGTTTGACTTGAATGAACAAGGGCATGATATACAAGCTCAACAGATAGCTCAAGCTAAACAGCTAGATGATTTTGAGCCAAAATTGAAAAATTGCTCTACATTTGGACAAGTTAAAACCGCATTTCCTAAGCTCCATAAGGAAATATATAAGGGTTTTATTATGAAGTTTTTAACTAAAAATAAAATTAATCTTACTGAGGTTAAAATTGGAGATAAAACTTACAATTTTGAAATTGAAGATTGTATCAAAGACGCTCCAACCTTGAAAAAAGATTATAATGCGGAAGTATCGGCATATTTTAGAAATACTAAAAAGCCCTTAGGTTTTATGAGAAACCTTGATACTAACATCAAAGACAAATGGGGAGAATTAAGAGCCGACTTGAAAGCTGTAAACCCTCAGGAGACTGAGACAGT